AACTGCTTGCGCAACTCGTCGGCGGCAGCCTTGGCGGCGCGCTCCTGCACGCGGGCGACCACGTCGGCGTAGACGACTCCCAAGGCTGCTCACCTCCGTTACAGGCTCAGGCCGATCTCGGCCTCGAATGTGGACTGGGACTGCGCTTGCCGTTCCGCCTCGGCGGCCTTGAATTGCTCGCGGGCGGCCCGGTCTATCGGGTCCATGAACAGCAGCGGCTCGACGTCGAACGTGGCATCCTCGCCGCCATTGACCGCGTGATAGGCCGACCGGAATCGGTAGGACTCGTTGACGGACTCGGCGAGCATCCGCTGCCATCCGGGCCACCGGCCGCCGCGCTCCGCTGCGGACTTGAACGCCGAATGCTCGGGGAGATGCTCGATCAGCTCCAGCAGCTCATAGCTGGACAGGAGCAGGTCGCCATCCGGTCCGCGGGTGCCGCGGTGCCAGTGCTTGATATGAGTGCCGGGGTAGAACCGGCGCAAGTCGGCGGCGATCTGGCGGGGAAATTGCCGCCAGATCCACACCGCTGCCGCTATTTTGGGTCCGCGGCCTGCCGCTCGATCAGGTTCAGGTTGCGCTCGTTCCAGATTTTCCACACCATGCCGGCGCTGCCCCGCTTGCCGTCGACAGTGCCGGCGCGCAACTTGGCGTAGTTGTCCGCGCCGAGCACGATCTGCACGACCTGCACTGAGTGCGGCGGGCTGATGCGCTCGCCGTTCTTTCGATACGGCACCAGCAGCGGTCCGGGCCGGGTCTCGGCGGGCAGCGTGATCGGATTTCCCGCCGAGTCCTTCGCCTGCTGCTCGGGGATGTAGAAGTCGGGGCCGCGGTCGTAACTCTCGGCCTCGAACAGCAGTGCCTCGTATTCGTCGAGCACGTCGTCATCGAGGATGCGCAGATTCGGGTGCGGCGGGATCTCGATCACCGTGCCGTCGTCGAGCACCAGATCGGTCGGGGCGAACGGCGAATCGTATTCGCGCGCTTGGGCGTTCGCCTCCTTGGCCGACTCGGGCGATTTGGTGGCGAGGTTGGTGGGCTGCTTCTCGGGCTGCTTTTCGGACATGGCGGGGTGGAGTCCTTTCGGGCGGTGTCGTTATGCGCGGGCGTGCGCTGGTCCTGGGCGGTGGATGGGTGAGACTCGCAAGGTGGGGCGCCGCCCAGGACGGCCGCGGAACGCGCCCACACGCCCCACCTTGCGAGGTCTGGCCAACTACGAACCGGCGACGGTGATCGTGTTGGAGTTCGGGGTGGTGGCGGTGGCGCCGTTGGTGCCGGTGACCGTGGCGCGCAGCTTGGTGCTGCCCGCGGTCAGGCCGTCGAGGTGGAGGGTGACGGTTCCGCCGGATACGGTGACGCTGTCCGGGGTGATGGCCAGACCCCACGTCACGCCGCCGTCGGTGGAGGCCTGTGCTGTGTACTCCCACGGGTCGCCGGTGCCGGTCGGAACGGCGAACGCCAGTGTGGCCAAACCGGACGCGCCAGCAGTAGCCACCGGAGCGGTCGCGGACAGCTGCGGAATGCCGCCGAGCGCGGTCCAGCCGGGGCCGCCATACCAGGTGTGCATCAGCACCGGCTGGTACTCCAGCAGGCCCTGGTCGTTGTAGGCCATCGCCATCATGATCCCGTCCAGCTCGGGATCGTAGGACAGCTCGGCCGCCTCCGATTCTTTCTTGTCCTTCTTGCTGTTGCCGATGTCCATCAGCCGCGCGAGGCTGTAGCCGTCGACCTTGTAGATCGGCAGGCCGGACACGTTGGTGTTCAGCTCGCGGCAGACGAGGAACTGGCGGCCGGGGTTGCCGCCGCCGACGATGCGGGAGTAGCCGGCGTCGGACTGGCCCGGATCGGGAATGATGATGTTGCCGTTGGCGTCGGACAGGCGCAGGTTCTTGCGCAGATGCTGGACCGCCGGGTTGCCGGTGTCGACCGGGGCGAACGAGAACGACTCGGACTCTTCGGTCAGCGCGGTGTGGTAGGGGAAATTGTTCTGAATGATGCGGAACTGGTCGTTGCGCACACCCGGCTTGTTATTGACGCCGGTGCCATCCTTGAACGCGCCGAGGGACAGGAATCCCTGGTTCTCGTCGGTGACGGTGACCCAGTAGCCGTTCTGCTTGCGGCGGGCCAGCAGGTCACCGCGCCAGCGGTTGTTCTGCGCGAACGGGCTCCAGCGCACGCTGCCGTCGCTGTTGTGCGGGGAGATGTCGGTGGCCTGGCCGCGGTGGTCGCGACTCAGTACCTGCAGCGGGTTCCCGCGCTCCAAAAACTCGGGGCCAAGATCGGCCAGTCCGGCGCCGTTCCAGGTGGTGCCGGTTGTGGGCTGCGTCATGAGACGTTCCTTTCCGATGGGATGAACCGGACAAACCGGCGATTGATGGGCGAACGGGGGCGGCCGAGGATGGCCGGGCGCGGCGTCAGGCCGCGACGTAGGGCAGGCCGATGCGGTACCGGCCGACTTTGCGCAGGATCGTGTCGCTGTAGAACTCCCAGCGCGGCGACTCGACCACCTCGAGGTACTGCACGGCGACGATCCGGCCGCCGGTCAGGGTGATCTGCGGGTCTATGATGAGCGACACCATCCGGCGGTGCGTGGCCGTGGCGGCATCGCGAGCAGCCGGGGCGCCGAGGGACTTGTCGCACAGGGTGTGGACGCTGACCACCGGATCGGCGGTGCCCTCGTCGGCCGACTCGGCGCCGGTGATGTGGCAGACGAGGCGGAACGGCAGCGGGTCGCCGGGGTGGCGCTCGAAGCCGCTGCGCCCCAGTGGGCTTAGGTGCGCGACGATCAGCGTCTCGATGTCCTCGGCGCGGTACGGGTAGAGGGCGGCGGTCATTCGGTGCCGGCCCGCCTGTTCATCTCTTCGACGGTCCGGCGCATCGGGGCGAACTCGGGAGTGTCGTCGGTGCCGTACTCGATCAGGTTGGCCTTGTCATCGAGCGCCGCGACGGCACCATGTCCAGCTTCGGCGGCGTCGACGATCTGGATCGACTCCTTGTACGCGCCCGAGTCCTCGGGGGCGTAGCCGCGCCAGATGGTGACAACCTCGCCCATGACGGCGTCGATGTCGTTGTCGAACTCGCCGGCCTGTGCCGCCGTCTCGATGTCGACGACGATCGTGTCGACGAGGTCATCGTCGGCCATCAGTCGGCGCGGCGGCGCCGCGGCTTGCGGGTGTCGGCGACAGTCTCGGCAGCGTCAGGATCGTCGGCGGGGGTGTCAACGACGACGGCCACGCGCGGCGGGTAGTGCTCCAGGGTGCCGGCGGCCACCAGTGGCGCCGCAGCGTCGTCGTCGAGCTTCACGGGCTGACCAGGCCGTGTCGCGTAGTGACGATTGCCGACCACGAAGGGCACCGACTTCACGGTGTAGTAGCTCATGACTTGAGTCCTGTTCACGCGGTTTGAATCTGGGAAAGGATCGTGACCTTGAACGGGTCGGCGCCCAGGTCGGTGAATGGCTGCGACCCTCCGATGATCTGGTAGGTCTGGCCGCCGACGCTCAGTTGACCTGTCGACTTGGCGGCAATCGCTGCGGCCACCGGCGGCGCGGTGGTTTTCCAGACCTGCGTGGCGACGTTGGTGATCCACTCCGGGGTTTCATCCGCGCGCAGCGGCCGGTGCCGGCATCCCTCGACGACGACGGTCGTCGTGGTCATCACCTCCACGCCGAGGTCGTCGTACACGCCGGTTCCAGCCTTGACGACAAACCCGACCGCCTGCGACCCGAAGCTCATGGCGCAGGCAGGATCCGAAACGCGGCGAACATGGCGGCAAGCTGGTCGTTGGTCGACAGCAGTCCACTGGCCCACTGGTACTCGACGTCGTCGACCTTCTTGGTCGTCAGGTCGGCGCTGTCGCGCTTGGCACTGGAGTCGGACGCCAGCTCGCTGGCCAGTCGCAGCACGGCGCGACGCCAATCGGCCGCCTCCGCTTCGGTCTGGCCGTGGCTCATCGTGACGGTGATCCCGTTGGCGCGCGAGGTCCAGCGCGCTAGGGGGTACTTGCGGACGATGCCGGTGGTGCGCGAGATGTCGAGCGTGCTGACGTCGACCGACTGGCCATTTTCGCTCAGCGCGGTGACGCTGATTAGCTTGCGGGTGGGCAGCGCCAGAACTGTGCCGCCGGGTCCGTCCAGGGTCAGGGTGACCTCGGCCACCGGGCTGACCGTCCAGCCGCAATACCGGCGGGCGGCGGCCAGTGCCGCGGCCAATACGCTGGCGGTTTCCGGGGCTGTTGCCGACAGCCGGCCTCCGGTGAAGGCCGCCAGGTCGGCCGCGGCAAGTTCGGCCATGAGGGTCTGGGTTACTCGCCGTCGGCCTTGCGGGCGCGCACGCGCTGGCGCACTTCGCCGGGTGCGGCGGTCGCGGTCTCGGTGGCCGCGGTGTTGCGGGCCGCGGCCACCTCGACGGCCTCGAACAGGTTCGGGCGCTTGACCACGCATGGGTCGGCGCTGTCGAACAGTTGTCCGGGGTTGACTACACGCGGGGTGCCGGTGCTGTCGGTGAAGGCGAACGGCTCTTTGGCGCGAACGATGCTCACGGGCGTTTCTCCTGGGGGTGTGCGGTGTGACGATGCCCGCGGGCTGGCCGGGCTGGATTCTCAACCCGGCCAGCCGACGGAAGGGTGCCTATTGCTTAGGCGGTGGTGGCGATGTTCAGCAGCTTGAACGCGCCCGGATCGACGACGTTGGCGCCGACGCGGTAGTAGGCGAACCAGCCCCGCTGACCGCTCGGCCGGTTGTTACCGGTGGCGAACAGGTGCGGGATGAACTCGACGGTCATGCCGATACGGTCGGCGATGACGTAGTTGGAGAAGTCGCCGAACAACAGCACGAAGTTGTCGGCCGTAGCCGCCGCGTTGATGCTGCCGTCCATCGCCTCGGCCTCGCCGACCGGGCGGCCGAGCAGCTGCGATGGCCGGCCGTTGCCGACCGTCTCCCACAGGCCGGCGCCGCCGCTGGTGTCGAACTGGCGGATACGGCTGTAGATCAGGTTGTTGGCCAGCCACGAGCCCGAGGCGCGATGCCGGGCGGGCAGCGCGTCGTAGGTGCCGTACACGTCCGCCAGGGCGAACGTCTCGGCGGTGGCCGGGCTGATCTCGGCGCTGGTGCCGTCCAGGGCGGTGACAATGCCCTTGGGCTGACCGTTGCCACTGCCGGTGATGAACGCCGACGCCTCCAGGGTGTCCTTGCCGAACGACAGCAGGCGCGCGACCTCGGCGGTCACGTTGGCCTCATCGGCCAGCGCCTCGATGCTGATCGGCACGAAGCCCTGCGCCTTGTGGACCTCGACGTCCGGCTGAGCGAAGGTCGGGGCGTCGTCGGACACCTCAGACGCCTCGCCATCCCAGGACCACGACACCGCGCCGGCTGAAACGCCGTGCCACTTGTTGCCGGTGGCGACGACGGTACGGGCGAACTGACGGATGTCGTTGCGCGAACCGGCCGACGTGATGATGACGGTCGGGTCGAGCTGGAACGGTACGAGGTAGCCGCCCGCGCTGTCGGTCAGGGACATGGCCCGGACCTCGGCGACAGCGCGCTGCTCGTCGGTGCTGAGCATCGCACCGCTGGGGTTGGCGGCCATCTTCGCCCAGGCCCGCGTGTAGGCCGGGCTGGAGGTCAGCAGCAGCTGGCGGGCCAGCTTTCCGCCCTCGTCGTGGGTTTCGATGATCGTGGTCATCGCCTGACGCACGTCGTCATTGGTGCCGCGGATCTTCTCGATCGCCGACAGCGCGCGGGCGCGCAGTTCGCCCTCGACCTCGCCGGCGTCGCGGCCGTAGGTGCGGACCTCGGCCAGATCCCAGGGGTTGCGGAATCGGCAGTCCTCGATCGAATCCGGTTCGAGGATGGCGTCGCGGTCGTAGTCCGACCGGGATGCCTGCGAGCTGCCGGCCTCCACGCGGATCCGGCGGCCGGGAACCTGCGCGGCGCCGGTGCGGACCTCGGCCAGCTTGGCGGCGCGCTCCAACTTCTTGCGGTGCTCGTCGACCGAACGGAACTCGTCGCCGAGGTCGTCGAACTCGCGCTGCTCATCGTCGGACAGGTCGTCGAGTTCGCCGAGTTCCTCCATGCGGGCGTGGATCTCGTCGAGCCGCTTGACGGACTGGGAATGGGTGAGGGTGGGGCCGGTGGTCCGATCCTCGGTGGCGTCGCTCATCGTGAGCCCTTTCGTTTCAGATTGATCAGGGTGTCTCGCTGGTTCCGCAGCAACAGGGCGTTGCGGGACAGCGATTGCGACGGGCGCGCACCTACCGGGGTGGTGGCTTGCTGCGCGTCGGGGACGGCGGACGGGCGCTTGCCTACCCGTGGGGTGGCTTGCTGCGCGTCGTCGTCACGCTCGGCGAGGTCCGCAAGCAGAACCGCCGAGGCGAGCAACTTCCGTTGCTCAGGATCGTGGAGTCGCCCGAGGTCGATGACCTGTGAGCGGATGGACACCGACGTGTCGGCGTAGGCCGGCCAGGTGACCGGTCCGATTTCGGGAACCTTCAGTTCCTTGAGGGTGCGGACGGGAAGTTCATCGTCCGGCGCGTCGAGCGCCTTGCGGAGTTCATCCATGAGTTGCGCGTCGGTGCGGATGGGGGTTCCGTCGGCGGTTGACCATCCTTCGCGCACGACCGAGAAGCGGAACGACATTCCCGACACCGCGCCGCCGATGATGGCGTCGCGCACGGGTTGAGTCAGCCAGTTGTCGAACACGCGGGCGATGACATGCGCGCCGCCGTCCGGGGCCAGGGTCGGGTGAGAGTCCTCGGTGGCCGAGTCGAGCCGGGCGATCGGGATGGATCCGATCAGTGGGTGGCGGCCGTGGTCGAACTGAACCTTTGGCGGGGTCTCGCGAAACGACCGCTTCATGGCGCCGGGGGCGATCTGCTCGCGGAACCGGCCTTCCCAGCTGTCGATGACGGTCATGCGGTTGAACACCGCGCCGTAGCCGTCGAGGGTGAGCCCGTCGCCGGTTCCATCGCCAGGGTGGTCGTCGCGGACCAGGGCGAACGGCGCTTCGCGGACGCTGTCCTGTGGCGGCCGGGCCGCGCGTTCGGTTGCCGTCACGCGGCACCTCCTTGAGTCGGCGCCACCGTTCCCGGCGGCAACAGCTGCACACTGGTCAGTCCGGTGTGCTTGAGCAGGCGAAGGTCGCCGGCATCGACGGCAGCTACAACGGAATCGGGCTCGTATCCGGCGGTAATGAGTGTCGAGATCGTTTCGGCGCGAACCTTCGCGATCTCGGCGGCATCCTTTTCGTCCTCGCGCAGGAACGGCACGTCGTCGCAGTCGTACCAGAGCCGGAAGTTGTCCGGCGCCGATCGGCTCAGCGGTGAGGATGGCCGGGGCATAACGTGTTCAAGGCTGCTGGCCAGGTTCTGCCAGAGCGGGTGTGCGGTGCCATCGGCGAGGCGACGGCGGGCCTGGCCATAGTTGGAGTAGGTTGCGGCGGCGAGACCTTCGGACAGGCCGACGATGACCGGAGGAACGCCGGCCGCCGCGGCGATACGGGTCTCTCCCCCGCCGCGCACGTTCTTGAAATCGATCTGCTGCAGGTTGGAGCCGACCGGCGCGGCAGCGGCGCCGGGGTACAGGTTGAGGTTTTTCCAGGCGTTGCCGACGCCGCCGTGCTTGGACTCCATCTGCTCGGCCCACCGGCGCACCGCCTCGGGATCCGCAGTCGGCGCGTGCTTAATGATCATGTTGACGGTCGCGCCGTTGCTAAAGAACTTCGACTGGTGCTGCGTCATCGCCTGATCGGCTTGGATCTCGCGCAGGATCGGTGTCAGCCACGACATGCCGCGGTAGCTGGCCAGCGGGTCGGGAATCGGCGCGTAGTGGACAACCTCGCTGGCCAGGAACGCGACCGACTTGGCCATGTTGCCCCGGCCGCCCTCGTGGTACAGGTAGCCGACCTTGCGCCAGCCGACTTGTCCGCCGCCGACCTCGCCGGGTCCGCCGCGCACCATGCGCTCCTCGACAACGACGTCGACCCAGTCCGGGCGCATCCGAACGAACTCGTTGTCGATGATGGTCCAGTAGGAATTGCCGGCAAGGTCGGCGTCTTGGATCATGCGCGAGAGCATGTCCTGTGTCGTTCCGCCGACCCACGGTCGCTCAAGGATCCGCAGCTCGGGTGACCCGAACATATCCGACGGCTTGCCGTCGAGGATGCGCTGCCAGCGGAATCGCACCGACGAGAACACCAGCTGACGCACCAACATGCACGCGAACACGACACCGTTGGCGGCATAGGCCTGCGTGGCCAGCCCGACAAACGTGTTGGGCGCCATCTCCACCTGGCTGCCACCGGCCAGTGTCTGCTGCACGCCGGTGCTGAGTGGGCCGCCGTTGTAGCCGTAGCCGATGCCGCCGAACGCGAACGAGTTGTAGAGATCGGCGTACTCGTCGACGGTCATCCGCTCGGGCTGGCGCGCACCGATCAGGCGGTCGAGCAGGTTCATCCGGTGGCCTCGCCGGCGTCACGCAGCAGCACCCACGCGCCGCCGACAGCGGTCGGACCGATGAGCGCGCCCGCGGCGATGAGCGTCCAGCCGGTGCCGGCGAGGATCGCGACGCCTGCGCAGATCAGAGCAATCGCCACCACGACCGCCAAGGCGGCGGCGGCGAATACCGATCGGGTCGGGGTCACGAGTGGTCTCCTCATCAGGTCCAGAACGGTTGCCACGCATCGACGTCGACAGTGGCTCGGGCGCCGAACTCGGTGAATCCGTGCAAAGCGAGCGTGACGGCCATCAGCTGGGTTATGTCGCTGTCGCGGTCCTTGCGGTCCCAGGCCCAGGCGTCGGATAGTTCGCGCTTTTTGGCCGAGGTCACCGCGCGGGCTAGTGGTCCGGCGCCGCGGTGGCGCAGGCTGTCGTCGCTGTCGCGGTCGGCGGTGACGGCGTCGTAGAACGCTCCGCACGCTTTGGTCAGGTCGGTGGCGTTGGACTTGACCACTTCGACGCCGAGGCCCTCAATCGTGGTGATTAGCGAGCCGGCCGCCGAGTGTGGATCGATGACGACCGCGCACGGTTTCCACTCCTGCGCCAGCTCGCGCACCCGGTCGGGGATCCACGCCGTGCCCGGCAGTGAGTCGATGGCCTTGCCGCGCACCGCGGGGACGACGCCGACGTGGAGCTTCCCGTCCGCGCGGCGGCCAACAACGCCGATCGCTGACTGCGTGCGGTCCAGCTTCACGTACACGCCGAACGCGACCGGATCGATCGGCTCGGACAGCGGATCGGCCAGCGGCGCCCACAACTCGGGGCCGATCACCGACTCGCCGGCGGTGTCCGGCTCGTCCCACCAGCCCAGCCGTTCCCGGGCGAACTCGGCCGGCGGCAGGGCCTCGCGCTCGGCTTGGATATAGCCGAGGGTGATGCGCCGCTCTAGTGCCGGATTCGCGAGACGCACCATCTCGATGTCATCGAGCGCGCATCCCTCGACGCTGAGCGCGTGGGTGCAAGTCGGCGACTCGCAGGTATCGGTCGGTGCGCAGAACTCCATGTAGCCCAGGCGCGGACTGGATCCGGCCCGGCCGCGGTCGCGAATGCCGCGCAACACCTCGGAATCGGCGTGCCCGGCAGACGAGCCATAAACGACCTGTGGATCCTTGACCGCCGACAGCGTCGGCAGCAGTGATCCCATGTGCGCCCGCTTCAGCGCATACGCCTCGTCCAGAATGATCTTGTTGCCGGTAAGGCCGCGGGCGCCGCCTTTGGTCCTGGCCTTGAACTTGATGCGCTGGCCATAGGGGCATTCGTCGCTCGGCCGCAGCTTGATCAGCTCTTTGCCGTTGCCGCGCTTGATGCCGGGATCCTTGCCGAAGTCTGGATCCAGTCGTTTCGAGAGCACCGGCGTGCCCTCGATCATGTTCACGATGTCCTCGAATGCCTCATTGGTCGTGTCCATCTCGTGCGACGACCAAACGACCAGACGCTGATCAGTGACGAACAGCCAACCCAGTGCTGCCTGCTGGAACAGTGCCGTCTTCATGTTCTGGCGCGCGCAGATCAGCGCGAACTCAAACACCGCCGACACGAGCGGATTCGGCGACAACGCGAACAGCACGTTAAGCGCCATCTCCTGCTCAGGATCCGGCGGCAGACCGGCGAGCGCCGCTAGCTCGCAGACCTCGGGGCCGAGGGTCTCGACGTACTCGGGAAAGTTGGCGTAGGCCGGTGGGACGAGAACCGGTCTAACCGGAACGCTTCGCATCCCGGCGCGCCTTCAGCTGGTCGACGCTGTCCTGCTGTGGCTTCGCGCCGGACGCCGACGATCCGAGAGCCGCGGCCATCACTGCGCGCAACTCCCGCGACAACGACGCGATGCCCGCCGGCGTGTCGGTGTCCTCCATCCGGGCCACCAACGTCAGCGCCTGCTGGCCGAGCATAGAGTCGAGCTTGCCCGCGGCGTCGAGTTCCGCGCGGGTCGCCTTCATCAGCGAGTTGCCATCGTTGAACACCGGCGACTCGGGAGCGCCGGCCCCAGCTTTCGCGCCATTAGCCTTGCGACGACGACATGACGGTGAACACGTCTTGGAGTCGCGGCGCGTCGCCGAGTAGTTGCGCTTGCACACAACACACGTCATTCTCATGCGCTCGCCAATCTTGTTGTGTTGCAACATGATTCGCGCGTGAATGTCGTTGTGCCGCAACGCGAATCACGTTGTAGCACAACATGTTTCACTACGCAAGTGTTTGCTAGCAAACTTCGGGGAGGGATATTTACTGCGAT